CCGAAATCGGTACGAATATGGGCGAAGGCGTGGGCGTAGGCTTCGGCGAAAATATGACGGGCGTTGAAAGCGATATGACCGCCGCAATGGGCGGAGCGGGTGCGCTGACAGCGGCGGAAGCAGTAAACGCAGTAAACAACGGTATTATTGCGAATATCGAAGGGCTTTCCGGAGCAGTAAACGCCATTGTCGAGCGGGTTATTACAGGATTGACCGCGCAAGCACAACGCCTAAATCAAGCCGGACAAGACTTCGACCGCAACATAGCTTCCGGAATGGTTACGGCAATCGTTCAGATTACGCAGAAAATCCCGCAGATCGTTCAAAGCGTTATTACCGCGTTCACGGCGCAACATCAAAAATTCGTAACGGAAGGAACGAACTTCGACAAAAGCATAGCGCAAGGAATGATCGCGGGCATTCCGCAAATTACGGGGAAAGTACCGCAGATCGTACAGCCGATTATAACGGCGCTACGTTCTTTCGTGTCCGACTTTACCGAAGCGGGCGAAGAAATGGTGCGCGGTATCTGGCAAGGCTTTCAAAATATGTCCGGCTGGCTTGAAAGCCGTGTCCGCGATATGATGAGAGATATTGTGGCGGCGGTTGAAGATGAAATGCAGATCGCTTCCCCGTCAAAGGTTTTTGCGGGTATCGGTGAATACATGGCGCAAGGATTGGGCGAAGGCTTCGCCCGTGAAATGCGCGGCGTTGAAAACACAATCCGCAGAGAAACAGCGAACGCCGTTCCGCAGTTCCGTTCCGGAGAGGGGCGGCAGACCGACCGAAGAGCAACGCCGACCGTCGAAGTTGTTCAAAACATCTATGCAAACGAAACCAGCTACGCAAAGCAACAGCGAGAAGCGGCGCGGCAGTTCAAGCAGATTGCGCGGGAGGTTATGTAATGAGGGTGAAAGAAAAACTTATTTATACGAATGAGCGCGGGGAAAGCATAGAGTTTTCCCCCGCTTCTTCATTTCACGTTAATTTCAAGGACGTTTCTGGACTGTCCGACGTGCGGAACGCAATTTACAGCACAAACAGCATGGGGCAGGACGGCGACACATATTTGGGATACCGTATCGAAAGCCGCGATATTGACATCGTTGGACACATTAAGGAGCGGGACAGACAGGCGGCGCAGACATTACGCCGCAAGCTGAACCGGATATTAAATCCGCAATATGAAGCAACGCTTACGTATGAATTCGGCGACTTCAAGCGGGTTATCGGGTGCAAGATAAACGACGCGCCGATTTTTGCACGAAAGCCGATCTTCGAACAATTCACCGTGAATTTATCTTGCCTTAATCCGTTTTGGAGAGAGGAAACAGAAACGCGCGAGGACATAGCAACGTGGATCGGCGGATTTGAATTCCCTGTTCCGGACGGGCTGGAACTTTTCGAGGGCTGGGAAATCGGATACCGCCAGCCGTCCTTGATTGTGAACGTCTATAATTCCGGCGACGTGAAAAGCGGTATCCGGATCGAATTTCGCGCGCTGGGTGCGGTTACAAATCCGACGCTTCTAAACGTTGATACGCAGGAATTCATAAAATTAAACCTTGAAATGATAGCGGGCGACGTGCTGACCGTTTCGACCGGATACGGAGAAAAGGCGGTAAAACTGAAACGCGGCGGCGTAACGACCGACGCTTTCCGTTATCTTGACGTTGATAGTTCATATTTGCAGATCGCCGTGGGTGATAACCTTTTCAGATATTCGGCAGACACAAACGCGGAAAATCTTGAAGTATCAATCTATCACAATAACTTGTATTTGGGGGTGTAGCGGTATGGAATTATACGTTTACAGCCGCGAAATGGTGCTTCAAGGAATTGTCGAAAAGATTTCTTCGCTTATTTGGACGCGGCGTTATTGGAGTAGCGGCGAATTCAAGTTGCTTGTTCCGTTCACAGAAGAACACGCACGTTTGCTGGTGAAAGAAAATATCATCATCAAGCGCGGCGGGAACGAAGCGGCGGAAATCAGATATATTCATATTACGAAGAATTCGCAAGGTATGGAGGAAATCGAGGTTCAAGGAAAATTCCTTATTTCGTGGATCGGAAAACGCGTCGTAACAAAGCAGATTATCACGAAGGACACGACGCAAAACATTTTGTACGCCGTAGTACGGCAGACTTGCACGGCGGCGGGCGCGTCGCGAAATATACCGAATTTCAGCATATCCACGACGGACGCGGACACCGGAAGCGGGCAGATTGATTATACTTCCGAAAAGTACATCAACGCCCAGCTTGCGATTGAAACGGCGGCAAAAGCCGCAAAGCTGGGAATACGGGTAAAAACGGACGCACGAACCGGAAAGCATACTTTTTCAGTTTACAAAGGGCGCGATCTGACGGCTGACAACACCGACGGAAACGCGCCTTGTATCTTTTCGCAGGAGTTCGACAATATCGTGGAACAGGAATACACGAACAGCGTTGAAAACCTTAAAACAACGGCTTATGTCGGCGGAGAGGAAAAAGAAGGCGTTGTCCGGAAGGTTGCCGAAGTTGGCAATTCGGCAGCAGGATTGGAGCGCGACGAAGTTTTCATAAATGCAACGGATATTGTGCAGGAATACGAAAACGAGAGCGGGCAAACGATCACGCTTTCGGACGCGCAATATTTAGCGCTTTTGTCCGCGCGCGGCGCAGAGGAATTGGAGCAGTACGCAGAAACGTTGGCGTTCGGTTCAAAGATAAACACGAATGCAAATTTGCAATACGGCATTGATTACGATTTAGGCGATCGCGTTACTTGTATCAATAAACGCTGGAACGTCCGCATTGACGTTCGCATAACAGAAATTGCGGAAACGTACGAAACAAGCGGCGAAGAAATAGATATTACCTTCGGCGAGAGTTTGCCCGCGTTATTGACGCAAATTCGACAAATCACAAAATAAGGGAGGTTTACAGAATGGAAAAATCAAGTTTCTTCAACAGCGTTTCGCACGATCGAACGTACAAAGCGGAAGATTGGGCGGAATACTTTTCTTCGTTCATCGGAAACGGCGTTTTTCCCGTACCGTCAACGGGGCTTCAAGTAACCGCAAACGACGGAATGAACGTTACAGTAAAGACGGGTAAAGCGTGGATAAACGGGTATTTTTACTTCAATACAAGCGATTTGAACGTAACACTTGCAACGGCTGACGGACAGTTGAACCGCATTGATCGAATTGTCGTTCGATGGGATTTAACGAACCGCCTAATTTCGGCGGAAGTAAAATCATCTTCTTTCAGCGCTTCCCCTTCCGCGCCGCTATTGCAGAGGGACGCGGATATTTACGAACTTGCGCTTGCAGATATTTACGTGGGCGCGGGCGTTACTGCAATCACGCAAAGCAATATCACAGATCAGCGTTTGAACACTTCGCTTTGCGGCGTTGTTGCCGCCGTCGTGGATCAAATAGACACGGAAGCATTCAACGCACAGCTTCAAGCGTGGTTCGCAGAATATCAAAGCCTTTCGGCGGCGGAATATAACACGCTTGTTTCGTATATGAATTCGCTGAAATTGCAAGGAAACGTTCAATACGACGCATTCGAACAGCACATGGCGGCTTTCGAAATACAGGCGGCGGCAGACTTTAACGCGTGGTTCGAAGGGCTTCAAGACGTGCTGGACGAAAACGCCGCAACAAATCTTTTGAATATCACAAATGCGCTGGACGCGCGGGTGGACTTGATCGAAGCGGTGATATTCAATGACATTACGGAAAATCCGTTCTTAATCCTGTTTGACGATCTCGACGGCGTAATGTCAACGGGTATTTGGAACGAAAATTTGCAGAGGATCGAATGCTAACGCGGTACGCTTGCACGGCGGCGGAATTGTCGTGCGTGATCGGAAACATCTTCGCGGAACTTTCCCCGCCTTGCGAGGAATGCGGCGTGGAGCGGGTAACGATCAAAGGAACAACGGTAACAGGGAACGCGGCAACGCTGACTATTACCGAAGTAGGCTTCATCTTCGACGGGTACGCCGACGCAGTAAAAACAATATGAAGAGGAAGTTAAAGAAGTTTGCCGCCCTTTATGCGGCGGGACGGATTGACGAAAAGACGATCGAACAATCCTATAAAAGCTGGAGAGGACACGCCGAAAAGGGAAACAGTTATCACTTGATCCGGCGAACGGATCACTATTACAACAGTTTATTCAAATCAAAGGAGGCGGAACAATGTCAAAAGCATTAAGTTCACTTGCGGTGGGTGCAAAAGTCGAAGTTCCGGTATTGTCGGCGTACCAATCGCGCTTCGGTGCGAAAATCGTTTTCAAGATCGCCGACAAAAACCATTCGGGCTATCCGTCAAATTCTGTAACGCTGATTGCTGAAAAAATAATTCAGCTTATGTGTTCCGACGCAAAAGAGCCGAGCAACAGCAACAGCGACCGGAAGAGTTACGGAAACAACAGGCATATTCATTCAAATATTTTGCAATGGCTGAACAGCAACGCAACGGCGGGTAATTGGTACAGCGCAAAGCACAGCGCAGACGCGCCGCCGACAAACGCGAACGTATATCAGAATTACAACGAATACGACGCGTGGGCGGGCTTTCTTGCAATGCTTGATCCGAAGTTCGTAGCAGAACTTCAAGAAACAACGCTGACCGTTGCGAAATCTTCAACAGACGGCGGAAGTTATGAAACGTTCGTAGCAAAAATGTTCCTTGCGTCCACTACGGAAGTGGGGCTTGCGAATGAAAACGGGATCGCGGAAGGTTCTTTGCTTGCCCTATTCAGCAACGACGCTTCCCGCGTCGCTTACCCTACGGCGGAATGCGTGAGCAATTCAGAATACACAAGTACAAGTTTGGCAACATCAAAGGGCTGGTATTGGTGGCTTCGTACGCCTTATTCGTCGGGCGCGTACGGCGTCCGCTACGTCAGCTCGGACGGCACGTTGTACTACAGCGACGCTTGCTACGGGGACGGGGGCGTTCGCCCGCTTTGTAATCTTAAATCTTCAATCTTGGTATCTGACAGCCCTAACGCAAGCGGAAATTATGAAATTATCTATAATGCCGCACCTTCCGCGCCTTCTGGCATTACAGCGCCAGCAACAGCATACAGCGGACAGAACATCGAAGTTTCTTGCGCGGCGGCGACCGATCCGGACGACGACGCGCTGACGTACGTTTTCGAACGTTCCTATAACAGCGGCGCGTGGACGCAAGTTCAGAGTTCCGCAAGCAGGACGTTCACGGAAGCGGTATCGACGGCGTGGAACACATTAAAATACCGAGTGAAGGCGAAAGACACGGCGGGCAATTCGTCCGCATACACAACAAGCGGCGATATTGCAGTAATTCACAATCAGCCGCCAGCGATTTCCGGAAATAACGCCGACTTGGGAGAGAAGCGCGAAGATTTCACATATCAATACAGCGTAACCGATCCGGATAATGACGTGGTGAACGTCGTTGAAAAAATCGACGGGAAAACGCTTGCGACAAAAAACAATATTTCGCTGGGCGCGGCGCAGACGCTTTCCGTTGCGGGCGACGACTTCACGGCGCTTACAAACGCACAGCATACGATCACAATTACCGCGACAGACAGCGCGGGAAACAGCGCAATTCGTACGCTGACATTTACAAAAATGATTTCCGGATTTGTTATCACGCTGAAAGAGCCGCTGGAAGCTGACGCACAGCCGACACGCGCGAACGTCGTTGTAACAAGGGATATTCCGGCGGGCGG